AATCTAGTTTTCCTAGTCATGCGGTCTCAGACGCTGAGAAAGCTAGTTTAGAATATGGTTTGCAAGTTGCAAGATCTATAGAACATGAGTGGTTTAAAAAGGATTCTGGTACTAGTAAATATTTACACTCTAAGCAAAGATATAATGAATTAAGATTATATGCTAGAGGAGAACAAGCTGTACAAAAATATAAAGATGAATTGTCTATTAATGGTGATTTGTCTTATCTTAATTTAGACTGGAGACCAGTACCTATTATACCTAAATTTGTAGATATAGTAGTAAACGGTATACAGGAAAGAACATACGAGCTAAAAGCTTATTCTCAAGACCCTGTAGCAGCCGCTGAAAGAACAAGATATATAGAAGATATTGTTGGTGATATGGAAAATAAAGATTTCTATACGCATGTTGAACAAACTAATAATGTTTCTTTATTTAAATCTGACATCCCGACTCAAGCTCTTCCAGGATCAAATGAAGAGTTATCATTACACATGCAACTTGATTATAAACAAAGTATTGAAATAGCATCTGAAGAAGCTATAAATAATGTTTTTGCTTTAAATAATTATGATTTACTAAAGAAAAGAGTAGATTATGATATTACTGTTTTAGGAATAGGATGTGTTAAAAACTCTTTTAATGTTTCAGATGGTATTAATATACACTACGTTGACCCTAGTAGTATTGTTCACTCTTATACTGAATCACCATACTTTGAAGATTTATATTATGTAGGTGAGGTTGAAAAAATATCTATATCAGAATTAAAAAAGAGATTTCCTAGTTTAACAGATCAAGATATAAAAGAAATAGAAAACAACGATACTGGCGGAAATTTTTATAAAAAACAAAAAAACGGTGATGAGTTTGTACAAATTATAAACTTTGAATATAAAACATATAAGAATCAAGTATATAAAATTAAAAAAGGAGCTAGTGGTAATGATAAAGCTTTAGAAAAAGATGATTCATTTAATCCACCAAAAGATGATAGATCAAGATTTAAAAAATTAGATAGATCAATAGAGGTTATTTACTGTGGGACAAAAATAGTTGGCGGTGAAAGAATATTAAAATGGGAGTTAGCAGAGAATATGTCTAGACCAAAAGCAGATTTAACAAAATGCCATATGTCTTACCAAATAGTAGCACCTAGAATTTATCAAGGTAGACCCGAGTCTTTAGTTAGCAGAATGACTAGTTTTGCTGATATGATTCAATTAACCCATTTAAAATTACAACAGGTATTATCAAGATTAGTACCAGATGGTGTTTATATGGATGCTGATGGTATTGCTGAAATTGATTTGGGTAACGGTACAAATTACAACCCACAAGAAGCACTAAACATGTACTTCCAGACTGGTAGTGTTATTGGTAGATCAATGACACAGGATGGTGATTTCAACCAAGGTAAAGTACCTATTCAAGAATTAAAATCAAGTGGTGGTAATCAAAAAATAGCTAGTTTGATTCAAACATATAATTATTATATGCAAATGTTACGTGATGTAACTGGACTTAATGAAGCTAGAGATGGTAGTTTACCTGATGCTAATGCTTTGGTTGGTGTGCAAAAACTTGCTGCCGCAAACAGTAATACAGCAACAAGACATATACTACAAGCTGGTTTATATTTAACATTGAAAACAGCTGAGTGCGTTTCGCTTAGAATATCGGATATATTAGAATATTCTAATACAAAGCAACAATTCTTAAATACCTTAGGTAAATTCAATGTAGCAACTCTTACGGAAATTAGTGATTTACATATACATGATTTTGGGATTTATTTAGAATTAGCTCCTGATGAAGAAGAAAAACAATTATTAGAAAATAATATTCAAATGGCTCTTCAAAAAGAAAGAATTAATTTAGAAGATGCTATTGATATACGAGAAGTTAGAAATCTTAAATTAGCTAATCAATTACTGAAAATACGTAGACGTAAAAAAGAAGAGAATGATAGAATGATTCAACTTCAAAATATAGAAGCACAAACACAATCAAATGCTAAATCTGCTGAAGCTGCGGCTGCTGCTGAAATGCAAAAAGAACAAGCTTTAGCTCAAAGTAAAATTCAAATATCTCAAGCTCAAAGTCAATTTGATATTAGTAAGATGGAAAGAGAAGCTGCAATTAAAAAAGAATTAATGGAGTTTGAATTTCATTTAAACATGCAGTTAAAAGAACAGGAGTTACAAGTGACTAAGAATAAAGAGGATAGTAAAGAAGATCGTAAAGACGAAAGAACAAAAATACAAGCAAGTCAACAAAGTGAGTTGATTGAACAAAGAAAAGGTAATACTGGACCTAAAAACTTCGAATCTAAAGGTTTTGATAATCTTGACGGATTTGGATTAGAACAATTTGAACCCAGGTAAATTTTAACAATTATTTAATTATATTATATTATGGAAGAAAATAATGAAAACGTAGTTGAAGAAACTACACAAGAAGTAGTTGAAGAAACTACAGAAAAGGTTGAAAAACCAGAAACTCCTCGTAATGAGGACGGAGATTATAAAGTAGATTTGTCTAACCCTAAAACAGAAAAAGGTGCCATACGGGAAGAAAAGCAAGCTGACGAAAAAAGTAATGAAAAAGAAAAAGAAGAGGAAGTCGAAGAAAAAGTAGACACACCTATTCTAGAAGATATTACAGATGAAAAACCTAAACCTAAAAAAGAACAAAAGGAGAAGGTTGAAGAAACTGTAGAAAAAGAAAAAACTCCAGGAATGGAACTACCAGAGAATATTGAAAAACTCGTGAAGTTTATGAATGAGACTGGTGGAACGATTGAGGACTACGTTGCCCTTAATACGGATTATTCTAGTTTTGATGATAATAACTTGTTAAGAGAATATTATCAAAAAACTAAGCCACATTTAACTCAAGAAGAAGTTTCCTTCTTAATTGAAGATAAATTTCTTGTTGATGAAGATGTTGATGCTGAAAGAGACGTAAAACGTAAAAAACTTGCTTATAAAGAAGCGGTTGCAGAAGCTAAACAGCATCTGGAAGGTTTGAAAGGTAAATATTACGAAGATCTTAAGTTAGGATCTAAGTTAACCCAAGAACAACAGAAAGCTATTAACTTCTTTGATCGTTATAATAAAGAGCAAGTTAAAGCAAACGAACTACAACAAAAAGCTAAAACAGTATTTAACAACGAGACTGATAAAGTATTTAACGAAGATTTCAAAGGTTTTGATTTTCAAGTTGGAGACAAGAAATATCGCTACAATGTTAAAGACGTGCAAGATGTTAGGGAAAATCAAAGTGAATTTAGTACATGGTTGAAACCTTTTATAGATGAAAACTATCAACTAAAGAATGCTAGTGATTACCACAAAACATTATTTGCAGGTAAAAACGCAGATGCTATTGCTAATCACTTTTATGAGCAAGGTAAAGCTGACGCTATTAAAGGTATAACTAGTAAAGCCAAAAATATAAACATGGATTCTAGGAAAACTGATAGTGGCGTTGTTGATACCGGAGGTATAAAAGTTAAAGCAATTAGCGGTGACGATAGTTCTAAGCTTAAATTTAAACTTAAAAATTATTAACAAAACTTAAAAAATAAATAAAATGGCTTTAGTAAATTTTAACGCGAGCACGCTAGCTAATGGATTAGTTACGCCTGCTCAGAGCAAAGTAACACTTGAGAGTGCTTACTTAGACATTCGTAATAACGGATGGGCTCAACAATACCTGCCAGACCTTTATGAAGCTGAAGTTGAAAGATATGGAGACAGATCTATCGGCGGATTCTTATCAATGGTTGGTGCAGAAATGCCTATGTCTTCTGATCAAGTAATTTGGTCTGAACAAGGTAGATTACACTTGGCTTATAAAGCAATCCTAAACACAACTAACGGTGCAGTTGCAAATCCTAAAGATATTGACAACGAAGCTGGTGCTGATATTAAAATGTCAGTTCGTGTAGGACAAACTGTTGTATGTCAAGTAACAGATGGTGCTAATGTAACTGTCGTTAAAGGACAGGTAACAGTAGCTGCTACTGATGGTACTACTTGTACTATCAAGCCTTACGGATATAATAACTTCTCAGATATTGCTAATGTTAGTGGTACTGCTAAAGTAGTTAGATTCTTCGTATACGGTTCTGATTTCAAAAAAGGAACTGCTGGTCTTGGTGGTGGTGTAGAAGCTGAATTCAAGTCTTTTGAAAACAAACCAATGATAATTAAAGATGAGTATCAAATCAATGGATCTGATGCTGCTGCAATTGGTTGGGTTGAAGTTTCTGGTGAAGCTGGACAATCTGGGTACTTATGGTACTTAAAGTCTGAAGGTGACACAAGAAAAAGATTTGACGATTACTTAGAGATGTCAATGATGGAGGCAGAAAAAGTAGTAGGTTCTGGTATCACAGGTACTGGTTCTGAAGGTTTATTCGCTGCATTAGAAAACAGAGGACTTATTGCAAGTTCTGATATGTTTGATGGTACTACTGATTTAGAAGACTTTGATGTTCTTTTACAAGAACTAGATAAGCAAGGTGGTATATCTGAAAACATGCTTTTCTTAAACAGAGAATCTGCATTAGCTATGGATGATTTACTAGCGGGTGTTAACGCACATACGACTGGTACAACTCACTATGGTGTGTTTAACAACTCTGAGGATATGGCTTTAAACTTAGGTTTCTCTGGTTTTAGAAGAGCGTCTTATGACTTCTATAAAACTGATTGGAAATACTTAAACAACAAGTCTACTAGATACTTAGTTAACAATGGTGCTACAGTTGGTAAAATCGACGGAATTATGGTTCCTGCAGGTACTACTACTGTGTATGATGAGAACATGGGTAAAAACATCAGACGTCCTTTCTTACACGTAAGATACAGAACGTCTCAAGCTGATGATAGAAAATTAAAAACATGGACAACTGGATCTGTAGGTGCTAGAACATCTGATCTTGATGCTATGAAAGTACATTATCTATCTGAAAGATGTATTGTAACTCAAGGTGCTAATAACTTTGTGTTATTTAGATAATCAATCACTGTAATTCTTACCCTCGTATTTTATACGGGGGTAATTATTACTTTTATAAACTATTTAATTATATTATATCATGGAAAAAACAAAAAAAGTGGTTAAAGAACCACAGGTTGAAAAACAACCAAAAACAGAGGTTAAAAAACCTCAAGTCCCTAAATGGGAAATGAAAGATAGATTATATGAACTCACTGGAGGTCAAAGACCTATCGTAAGAATAATGAAAAGAAAAAACCTATATTGGTTTGATAATGAAAAAGGTTATAATAGAGAAATGGCTTATGCTATTAATCAAAAAACACCTTTTGTAGATGAATTTAAAGGAAAAGTAAGACCTGGGCATATTATATTTAGAGATGGATTTTTATTCGTTGATAAAGAAGATACAGTTCTTCAAAAATTCTTATCAATATATCATCCTGATTTGAACAAAACTTATAGAGAAGTTGATAACGAAAAAGATGCTGAAACTGATTTAGATGTATTTGAATTAGAAATAGACGCATTAAATGCAGCTGCAGAAATGACAGTTGATCAAATGGAAGCTATAATGCGTGTTGAGATTGGTTCTAAGGTATCTAAGATGAAATCTAAGGAGCTTAGAAGAGATACATTGATATTTGCTAGGGAAAATCCAAAATTATTCTTAGAATTAGCTAATGACGATAACATTCATCTTAGGAATTTAGGTATAAAAGCTGTTGAAGCTGGTATACTTTCATTAAGTGAAGATCAAAGAACTTTTATGGTTGGAAATGAAAAACGAAAACTATTTGAAGTTCCTTTTGATGAACACCCTTATACTGCTTTAGCCGCTTGGTTTAAAACAGATGAAGGACTAGAAGTGTTAAACTCAATAGAGAAAAAACTAAAATAAATCATTTTGTAGAGTGGTCATCTCTATGAGGTGACCACTTTATAAATAAAAAGAAATTATGATAAACGTAAACACGGTATACAAATCAGTTTTATCAATATTAAACAAAGAGCAGAGAGGTTATTTAACTCCAGATGAGTTTAATAAAAACGCTTCTATTGCTCAATTAAACTTATTAGAGATAGCTTTTGCTGAATATAATAGATTTTTATCAATGGATACACTTGGTAGAATAAATGCTGGTTATGCTGATTTACCAGAAAGAATTAAAGAAAAAATAGAGGTTTTTTATAAAACTTCTACACTCACAGGTAGCAAACTACCTAGCGATATATTTAAACTTATAGATTTAAATATTATTAACAAAACAATATCTTTAGAAGAAATAGATAAAAATGAATTAGCATATATACTATCTTCACCATTAACAAAACCCTCAAAAGATTTTCCTATATATTACAAAACAACAACTGCTTTAGGTGAAACATCTATAGTTGTAGAGCCAACAATAACAGATACTATATCTATAGATTACATTAAAATACCTACAACACCAAGGTTTGGTTATACAACAAACGCAACATATGGAACAAATATTTATGATTCTAATAATTATATAGCAGATGGTTTAGTTGTAACCAGTAATGGTTTAACAACAAGAACAACTATAGCATCAGGAGCTACAAACGGAACTTATACAGGTACACCGGGTGAAACTACAAACTACACTACAAATAGTGCTAATGGAACTGGTGCTTCAATAACTGTAACAGTTGCGGGTACTGCTGTAACAAACGTAGAAGTAGTGTCAGCTGGTTCTGGATATGTTGCTGGAGAGACTATAATGGTAAGCCCTGGTTCTGGAATGGGAGGTAATACAAACTTAATTATAACAATAGGTGCTAATGATTTATATTCTGGAAATACAACGCGAGGATCAAGAAATTTTGAACTACATCCTTCAGAAGAAAATATATTAATAATGTCAATACTTGGTTTAGCTGGTGTTCAAATAAAAGATCCAGGTTTAGTTTCTTTAACAAGTCAAGCACTACAAAGTCAAGCGACACTTAAATCACAATAAATATGTCACTATTACAAGCAACACCTTTACAGTATTATAAGAATAAGTATCAATGGGACGGTTTAGAAGGTACTATTAATAGTAATATTCCTAGATCTATATTCACTATATCAAGTACTTTTCCATATACACCAGATAGTTCTAGTGAATTTACTGTTTATATAAATAATGAAGTACAACCAAGCTCTAATTATGCTTATGTTGTAACAAATGGTGTAGCAACACTTACTTTTTCAGCAAGAACAGAGAATTTTGTAACAACAACATTAACAAATGCTGGTCAACTACTAACTACAGATATAATAGATTTAATATTAAACGATGGTGTTTTAGGTGATTACAGGTATATATCATTAAAAGATATTGTTGGTAATTTCATTATAGGTTATGTTGGTGATGGTAAATTAGTTAACACAGCAAAGAGATCTGAGGTTTTATTTCAAGCTAAAAGATGTATACAAGAGTTTGCTTATGATATTTCAAGAATAGAAAAAATACAAGAATTAGAAGTACCACCAAGTTTAAGTATTCCAATGCCCCAAGACTATGTAAATTATATAAGGTTTTCTTGGGTTGATGATGCTGGTATAGAACATATTTTATATCCTGGAAGAGCAACTTCAAATCCTAGCCAAGCAATATTACAAGATTCAGATTATGATTATTTATATGATGTTAACGAAAACTTATTAGTTAGCACTCCAGTTACAAGTGAGAGATTTAGAGATTTTGATGCTAATAATTTATCTGGAGCATTAGAAAGTGATGATTATTTCCTTAATACAACTTATCATTCAGAAGGAATTGGTAATTTAGGTCAAAGATTTGGTGGATTACCAGAACATATGAATCAAAATGGTTTATTTATTGTAGATGAAGCTAGAGGTAAAGTATCGTTTAGTAGTCATTTAAAAGATAAATTAATTACATTTAAATATATATCAGATGGTCTAGGTACTGATAGCGAAATGAAAATACATAAATTTGCTGAAGATGCGATGTATCAAAGTATATTATTTAATTTATTAAATACTAGATTAGGTGTACCGGAGTATGTTATAAATAGATATAGAAAATCTAGAAGAGCAGCAATGAGAAACGCTAAAATTAGGTTATCAAACTTAAAAATTGGAGAACTTACGCAGGTTATGAGAGGTAAGTCTAAACAAATTAAACATTAATTAAATGGCGCAACTAAAAAACATGTTCATTAAGGGAAAGATGAATTTAGACCTTGATGAAAGACTTGTACCTAAAGGTGAATATAGAAAAGCACAGAATATACTTATAAGTAATAGTGAGGATTCTGATGTTGGCGCTATTGAAAATGTTAGAGGTAATAAGATTGCTGGAGATATAACTATAACTGGATCTAAAGGACCAATAACTATAGGTTCTCATGTAGATACAACTAACGATAGGATTTTTTGGTTTATTAGTACGTTTAATAGTAATAGCGCGGCTGGAGATGATATAAATGAGATGGCAAGAGCAGATATGGATGATGACGATTGTAGAGTGATTATGAAACAAGGTGGTAACTCACCTATAACATTAGTGAAAGGTCCTTGGTTAAATTTCTCCCAATCTCACAAAATAACAGGTATAAACACTATTGGTAATTATTTATACTGGACAGATGGCTATAATCAACCACGAGGTATAAATGTATCAATAGCTTCTGAAGATGAAGACTATTATAATTGTGAAGAAAAAATATCAGTAGCAAAAGTAGCTCCATATTTACCACCTCTTTTAGATAATTCAAACTTAGCATCTTCAAACGCTAGTAAAGGTGATGGTTTTACTTTAGAAACAACAGATCCAACTGCAACAAGCGCTAGCACATCTGATTATATGCAAGATAAGTTTATTAGATTTGCATATAGATATAAATATGAAGACAATACATATTCTATAATATCACCTTTTACACAAAGTGTTTTTAAACCACTAAATAGTGGGTTATTAAGATATAGTCAAGGAAATAACTCAACAGCCCATGAACCTAAAGTATCTAAATCATCTCAAGATACTGCAGAAACAGGTAAATTACCATTAATGCAAAACGCTTATGATAAAGTTACTATGCGTATCCCTATACCAACTGTAGCAACAGGTGATGTTATAACAGAGTTTGAAACAAATCCTAATAATGTTAGTGGTACAGCATATATAAATGAATTAAAAATAAAAAGTATTGAAATATTACTTAAAGAATCTGATAGCGCAGCGGTTAGATTAGTAGATACTATTGATATGAATGCGGCTGCATTAGAAAGCCCATCTCCATTTGGAAAATATAGAATAACTCCAAAACCAAATACAAACTATTATAGACAAACAATAAGTTATTCATATACGGCTAAAGAACCACATAAGGTTTTACCTGAAAGACAAATAATAAGGGTTAGTGATAAAATACCTGTAAGAGCTAAAGCTCAAGAAATAGTCGGTAATAGATTAATATATGGTAATATAACGCAAGGTTATGATTTACCTATAGATGTTGAAGGTAAGAAAGGTATAAAGTTTATAATATCTAGTGATACTAAAGGTGATCAAGAACATGCTGTAGTAACCGGGCATTTGTATAATAATACTGAGATATATAAATATCACAATATAAAACAAAGAAGAACGTATCAAGTTGGTATAGTTTTAGCTGATAGATTTGGTAGAAAATCACCAGTGATACTATCAACACATAAATTAAATGATTTATCAGATACTCATAAAGTAAATGCTTTAGCGGCTGATTTATCAACTCGTTATAATAGTGCTTATAGTTGGAGTACAAGCGCTGCTCGTTATGGCCAAGCATTAAATATTGATTTTCAAGATCCTTATATAGTAGAAAAAACAAAAACTTGGGAAAGAAAAACCTCTCCAACAACGGTTAATCGTCCTAATGGATGGTTTTCTTGGGCTTTAGTTGTAAAACAAACAGAACAAGATTACTATAACGTATACGTTCAACATCCAATGAACAATTGGAGTGTTGATGGTTTTACTACAACAGAATTTAGCGGTTATAGAGATCAAACTATAGCAGGTAAATACGACAACTCTGGTCCTAACAGTAGAAGTTTCTTTTCATTAACAAACGATAACATAAATAAAGTACCAAGATCTATAAAAGAAAGTGATGAAACTAGAGAGGGATTATCTGGTTCTGAAGTTAAATTATATCCTAAAGTAGTACAAATAAATACTGTTAATGCATTTAACCACTACGATTCAAGACACAGTCATGCTGATCAAGATTATATAGATGTTTTAAGTATTGGCGCAGCGACAGATCAAGGTTTATCTAGTTTATCTAACGCTAAAAGAGAAGATACAGCAACACCACCAGTAGTTCAAGACTCTTATTTTAGTGATCAAACAAGGGTTTATAGTTTTTTAGCAGATAATAAAAAGAATCCCCTTGTGGCAGAGATACCTAATTTAAAACTAGAACATGTTAATGTTATTGGTGAGATGACAAACGCAGCTGTTAATAGTGGTATAACAACAGGTGGTAGTGACAATACTTTTGTTATTAGAAGCACTAATAATAATTATGCTGGTATGCCTTTTGGTTATCCCCACTCTAAAGACTTTGGTTTAACTGTTTTTGAAACAAAACCTTTTGAATCTAAAATAGATATTTTTTATGAAACCTCTACCTGTGGTTTAGTTAAAGATTTAAATACACATTGTGATTATGCTTCCAATGGGCCAACAAATATAAAAATAACACCAACATATGAGGTTAATACATATACAGCTGGTGATACAGCTGGTATACCTGAAGCAGCTAGTGCTCAAAGTCAAGTTGGTGAATTAACCGCTAGTGCTTGGGACGATCCTTCAACAGGTAGTGTAGAGGCTATAACAGGGTTTTCAATATTAGCAGCTACAAATGGTGCTAATGATGGTGTAGATATTAGTAAGTTTGAAATATCATCTGAAGATGATAAAACATATGTAAAAATATCTGCTGCTTGTGCAAGTGCTTCTGCAGCTAACGCTGTTGATTTAACTTCAAGTGGTACATTAGTTAGGTTTAGACATGATGAGTTAATAGCTTTATCAAAACAAACAGGTTCTTTTCAATTTTTTAATACTAATTTTGGTAGCGCTGCAAAATTCTTTAAAATATGGTTTTGGGATAACAGTGGCACTAACGCTGGTAATAAAAGGCAAATAGTAGTAGAGGTAAATGCTAGTAAAGTTGCTCAAGGTTACACAAACGAACAAGCTAGTGCTAGTGGGAATATAGGTGTTAAATGGATGTTGAAAACAACTGATGAGTTTGCATATAATCATGATACCTCTGATAAATATACATTATTAATTAGAGCTACTCAAACAGGTAATATTAGTGCAAGTGAAAACATTATTGTAAATATAACAAATTCTATGCCTTTAGCTAATAGTCCGGGTGGTATAGCGATGCCTACATCTAGAGATTATATTGTAGACAACATCATCGCCACGTTAACAGGTGTTAATGGCTCTGCTGATACGAGTAATAACACGTTTGGATTAACAGCAACTATATCAGGTACAAACTCTAGTATGTTTACATTAGGTCATAATACAAACGACAATGGGTATTGGAAATTGATGGCAAATAGTACGTTTAATTTTACAACTTTATTTGGTAGCAGTGCACCATATAATAGTTATAGTCTTAATTTTAACGTAACAGATAACGGTGGTTTGACACCTTCTCTTGCAACAACAGTTAGTTTCACTGTAATTGAAGCTATAGAAACTGAAGGTTATCACCACACAGACTCAGTTACAGCTTGTAATAACGCTCAAACAAGTGCTTTAACTGATTATTGGGTTGTTAAAAATGGTGGTACAACACCAACAGCTGGTCAATTATTTGAAGATAATAAAGTTTATACAAATTCAAGCTTAACATCAACTTTAGTGGCTGGGTTTTTAGTTGTTGAAAACAGCGTTGGTAATTTTAAACCTTATACCGTAAACAGTAGTGGTGTAATAACAGCAGTAGGTGATAATTGTCCAATAGTATAATAATAATAATATAAATATGGGAGCAGTATTAGAAATATCTTATTTTAACTCAATAGTTATAGCAGGTGGTAGAGATGGCACTAGTGATAAACCTGGAGTATATCATATTGAGGAGTCTAGAATAAAAGGTGAGTATAATGGCACTCAAATGGATTATGGGGCTAGAGCTCATATAACCAATGAAGAATATGGGGAAAGAACTAGAGAAAATGCCTTAATACATTCTGGTATATTTAATTCTAGAACAAACGTTAATGAGTTAAATCAATTTCCTATTGGAGAAGAAATAACTAGGGCTGTAGACGCTAACAATGGTGGGGTTCAAAAGCTTCATGCAGAAGATACTAATTTAAATATTTTTCAAGAAAATAAGGTAAATGCTGCTTTAATAGATAAAGATGCTATATTTACAGCAGAAGGTCAAGCATTAACAGCTAGTGGAAAAATTGTTATAGGTCAAGTAACACCTTACGCTGGTAATTATGGTATAAGTAAAAATCCTGAAAGTTTCGCTGTATATGGCGGAAGAAAATACTTTGCAGATAAAAACAGAGGCGCTGTGTTAAGACTATCAAGAGATGGTTTAACACCTATATCAGAAGCTGGTATGAAAGATTGGTTTAAAGATAACCTAAAAGTGTGTGATAGTATATATGGGTCTTATGATGAACAAAAAGGTAAGTATGTTATAACTTTAGAAACAGATGATTCTTCTAATAGACCAATAGATGGCGGTGTTAATGGTAACACAGATGGATCAACATCTGATATAACTGGTTATGCAACCATTTGCTTTGATGAAAGATCTAAAGGTTGGACATCCTTCTATACATTTAAAGCTAAATATGGTGTTAGTTTGAATAATGAATTTTATACTTTTTCAGTAGGTGATTTATATCAACACCACTCAGACGAAGTAGCAAGAAGTTCATTCTTTGGTAGTTCGCCTGATCCTTGTTTTGTAGAGTTTGTTTTAAATGACAAACCTGAATTAGTTAAAACATTTTTAACAGTAAACTACGAAGGAACAACTGGGTGGAGTGTAGAGAATTTTTCAACAGGTGGTTATAATATAAGTGGGTATAATACTTACAACGACGTAAACACTTGTTATATTATTCCAAAAGAAGGAACCACAGTTAGTGGTGAAACAATTGGTTTTGTTAGAAAAGAAGGTGTTTATTTTAGTGAACTAAGAAATAAAGCTAGAGATTTTTTCCAAGACAGCTCAAATTTTAATACAACAGGTGTTAAAGGTTACTATGCTGATGTTAAATTGCAGCACTTTGATCCTAATGAAACACAGAATACTGCCAAAAAAGAATTATTTTCAGTTGGTAGTGAGGTAATAGTTTAATTTAATATGAATAAAAATAAAATAAGGCCGTTTGTTATGAACGAGCTTTCTGTTAACTTTAAAGATAGAGTTAACAAACTACAACAGACAATGGCTAACGTGTCTAAAGATAGTAAGTATGTTGAAGTTGGTACTAAAGATAAACCAATAGTTTCAACAGAAAGTAAAATAACTCCTATTAGGAATTTCTTTATGGATAATGTATATATTAGGCAAATATTTTTGTTTAAAGGTACTTTATCTATAGGAGCTATATATAAACATAAACACATGATATTTTTATTACATGGTCATGTAACAATAGCTAATGAACAAGGTGTTAAGGATTTTTATGCTCCTTGTCATATAGTTTCAACACCAGGAGATAAAAGAGTTGTTTATGCTCACGAAACTACTGTTTGGTATAATGTTTTTCCAAACACAGAAAATAAAAAAAATGTTCGCGAGTTAGAAAAAGATTTAGCTTGTATAACATTTGAAGAATATGAAAAATATGTTAAAAATAAAAAATAATTAATTATGTCAATGTCAATAACTACAGCGCTTTTAATTGGAGCGGGTGCAAGTTTAATAGGTTCAGGTGTTGCTGCGAGTTCAGCAAACAAACAAAGAAAAGCCAATGAGAAAAAGGCTAAAACAACTCAAGGTAGAATAGATATAGCTGAAGCTAATAGGCAAGAGATTATAGATCCCTTTTCTGGTATGTCAAATTTATCTGACATGATAAGTAATCCAATGGCTAATCTACAGGTTTCTACAGAAGCAGCTGAATTTCAAGCTGAAGAAACTGATATAGCGCTAGCTAATACATTAGATCAAGCTAGGGCTTTTGGTATGGGGAGTGGTGGTGCCACCGCTTTAGCACAAGGTGCTTTAAGAAGTAAAAGAGGTATTGGTGCACAAATATCCCAACAAGAAGCTCAAAATAATTTATATAGAGCTCAAGGAGAACAAGGTGCACAAGCAATGCGTATAAGCGAAGCAAGAAGAATACAATCAATGAGAGCTCAAGGTAGGCAGTATACTTTTGAAACACAAGAAAATAGAGATATGGCTCAATTAGATAGGTTAGCTGGTTTACAAACAGGTTATGAATCTAATGCTAATATGGCTGCAGCGCAACAAACTCAGATATTGGGTCAAGCAATACCAAATGCTTTAAGTGCTGGCGCTAATTTATATACAGCTGGTCAAGCAGGTGGTTAAAATAAAATAATAAATTAATATGGCAACAAAAACAACAGGATCAGGTAGAGGACCAGGTTTAGAAACTTGGGATCCAAATATAAAAGCACCTGGTATAACACAACGTTCAGGCGCTTATTTTAGTGGTGAAGTAGCTGAGATAGCGGATTATGCTGCGGTTAATGATAATATACAATCTAGTATATTACAAGCTGCTAAAGATGGTGGTGCAGCAATGAAAGCATGGAAAGATGATCCAAATAACCCTGGTGAAGCAAATTCTTTATTAACACCTGGTGGTAAAGGTAATGGAGGTGGAGATAGCGCTGCGGAAACTGATAGGGCTATTAGAAAAATAAGTAAAGTAGCAACCGAAAACACTACTAATCAACTTGAAACCATAATACCTGATATTGCAGACGAATTTTCAGATGATAAAAGATACGCTCGTAAAACAAGAAAAGGTAAACCTATTACTTATAAAAACTTAAGAAAAGATCATAAAATATTAGCTAATCAAAGAGCTAATGAAATAAGTGAATATAATGGTTTAATAAAAAAACATATAGAAACAGGTTGGCAAAATGCCGATGAAAGTACAATAGACTGGGGTAACTGGGGTAACCACACAAATGCCCAAGCTTTTATGAAACATTTAATACATGGTGATGCTGAATATAAATATAAATTTGATCCTAAATCAAAAGGAACAGTTATTACTTGGGGTCCAAATAATGAAAACTCAATTACAAAAACAGAATTACAAGTTGCTCAAGATATGTGGGGTGACAATACAGATGGTGTTGCTTCTTTTGATACTAGATTTAAAGCTGATGGAGAATTAGTTACTAAAGATTTTGCAAAGACTCAAGAATTAATTAAAAATAATCAATTAAATCCCGAACAAGCTGAAGTTGCAATGAAAGATGCAATAGCTAGAAGTATTAAAAATAATTATACTTATGATGATAAAGAGTACTTATGGAACAACGTAATAGCTAACACTAATATGTTTAAGGATGCTAGGAATCAAAAATATAATCCTAAAGACCTTTTTACATATATAGATAATGAAGGAACTGAGCACACAAATCAAAACATGGAGTTTATAATAGATAATTATTTAGAAGGTAAATTAAGAGAGTATGCTGGTTTCCCACCAAAAGCTCAAGCAAAACCAACTACCAACAATAACAATAATAACAACTCAGGTTTTGGTTTACAGGCCGGTGGAGCTGAAGATAGAATATATAACTTAGTTGAAAACTTATCTAAATTATCATTGAATAAAATAGAATTTCAAGAAGGAGACGATATTTCAGACTTTATCCCTAATAGATTATCAGAAGATGAAGATGTAAAAGAGAGTTACGCTCAAATAAAAGAATCATGGAATACAGATGGTTGGGGTCCTGATAATAATATTTCAACTAATGAAATTAAAAAAATTGTAGAACACGGTTTAGCTAACAATGGTGAGTTTAAAGAGTCTTACACAGGAAAACACAAAACACACGCTAAATTAGTTTATGATAAATGGCAGGATATATATGGAGATGAATTAGGTTATTCTGTTAATACAAATGTTAGTGGTATAGATGATTTTAAATTTAAAGGAGAAGTTGGTATTGAAGCTTATAAAGCACATGTTTCAGAAATACTAGAAATGAGTGGTAACAAACTTAATGGTAAAACAATATCAGGTACAGATCTTAGATATGAGGAAAATGATGTGACTGGTGGGAAAGATCTAATAATAGATGTTTTAATACCACAAGGCGAAGATGGACTAGAAGCTATAGACTTTAATTTAAGTACTGAGAATGGTAGAAGAGCTTTATTCTCAGCTTTATTAAGAGCTACTGATTCTAAATATCGTGTAACAGATGAAGAATGGACTATATTAAATAATATGCAAAAGAAAAAGAAATAACAAATAAATAAAAGTAAATAATGTACGAATTAAACGGACGAAGGGTCACCTTGGAGTACATACAGGCTGCGGCTGATGCGTATGGTTTAAACTTGGAGGAATACATGAATGAGTATAATGTGCGCCAGATTGGAGATCAACCAGTTAATGGGCCAGAATTACCACCTGAAAATAATCACATAAGTCAAAACGATTTTGATAAAGGTAGAGGAGGTGATGATGAGAAAAAACTTGTAGCAGAGTTATCAGAAAAATATCCTGGTTATGGATTTGATGAAGCTAGAATGCTTAAAGATGCGGTTAAGGTAACAAGACCTGACGGTACAGAAGAGGTTTTTAACATGACATCAAACTGGAATAAAACTTTCCAAGGTGATTTATTAGATGATTTTAGTTTACCTAGTCAATATAATGAATTTATTAAATTTTTAGATTCAGACACATCAACAAAAAAACAAAAGGATATATACAAGAAGTCTGGCTTAGTGCCAAACGCTTATCCTATGCTTGACACTGGTAAAACACAAAAAGTAGAACCATCTAGCAGAACAGGATCTAACTATGGTTCTTATGATTATTTTGGTAGTGCAGAAAAGAAGATTGTTAAAAAAGCATCAGAAGATGAAGTTAATCAACTTTATAGCTCTACAAAGAAACACTTAACAGAAATAGCTGACAACCCTTCTAAATATGGTGTCACAAAGTCTTCACACAGTGGAGATACCCAAAGTCTCGATATTGATCAACTAGATCAATCCCAAAGAGAAAAAATCACAGACGAACTTTACGAAAAAGTACAAAAAGAAACAGGTATTAATATGTCTAAAGACGAATTTATTAATTTCGTCAACGCTAATAGAGGCTCTGCTTCAAAAGGTATTTTTAGAACAACACTTGTAGAAAGAGCTGCGCATGAAAAATATGTTAATTATTTAAATTCTATTGAAGAAAATAAGGATATAAATATTGCAAAAAGCAAGATGTATAAAGACTGGACTGATGTAATGCTTGGTATCGAAAGAGACGATGAAGGTAAGGTTATTGAGGGTAAGGGAGATCAAAACGCGCAAACTAAATATAGACAAGTAGGTATTATTAAAGAAGCTATAGATCAAATTACAGATTTAAAAAGAAGGATTGACGGTGGTGAAGAT